CTTATGCGGAAACTCCTGCTTAATTCTGGAATCTAGCTCAGTATAATAGTCATCACTCTGAGGATCAAATCCTTCATCCTCAATCAATTTTTTATGTATTCCAAACGCGGCAAAGGTCATTGCCTCGTCTTGACCAAACCAAGCGTTACGGCCCGCCCAATCTTCTGCTTTAGCGTCAGGTCTAACCGGTTGTTGAGGCTGTTGGGGCTGTTGATAAGCCTGTGGCTGTTGATACTGCTGATTTTGAGCCGCTTGTTGGTAAGCTTGGGCCTGCCGTTGCGCGGCGGAATAGTTGTTTGCCGCTACAGAAACGTCTGTAAGGGCTTTTTGTGCGGCAACGGTGCCCTCCGCATCCCCAAGCTCTACCGCCCGTTTTAAAGCCTCTTCTGCTTGCTGTTGCTGTAATGCCAAACGGTTTCCATATTCAGACATATACCCTTGGTCTAAATTTTCCATCCGTTGACGAATTTGTTGCGCTTCATTTTGGACATTTTTGGCGTAAACCAGAGCTTCTTCTCGCTCCCGTTCCGCGTCTCGCATTTTTTTAGTCAAACGGTTGATGCGCTTTTGCACAGACTCGCTGTACTGCTCCATCTCCGCCTCTGCCCCTGGGGCCGAGTCTTCTGAAACAGAGACTTCCGCGACTTCCTGAGTGCTTTCTTCTTCCGAAGCAGGGACTTCTACCTCTGTTTCTTCTGCATCACCCACTTCTAGCTCAAATTGAGAATTTTCCGCAGCATTGGCCATGCTGATTACCCTCCTTACAGACTAAGAATATCTTCGGGATCGTCAATAACAGCAAGAATCTCATCATCATTCAAGATCCTGCACTCACCGCCCTCTATGCGAAACCGAGAACCCGCATAACGAGCAAAAATAACCCATTGTTTTTCTTGGCACCAAGGCCCATCTGGAAATTTTTCTTTGTCTTTGTAGCAAAGAGAACCTTGTTTTACGACATATCCCACCACAGTTTGTATTTGAGTGTCGTCTAATACTTTAGTGGGTATATAAATGCCGCCATCTGTGGTTTCTTTACCACGATACGGCAAAATGAGCATTCTCCACCCGGTAGGTGTGGGCATTCTGTCCAACAAGCTTTTGTCCATAGCCGCCGGATCAAGAACTTTTGGTTGAGGGGCTTTGTATAAACTTTTTATGCCTTCTTCGGCACTTTCAAGATCGACTGTTTCCGCTAAATCAGTCATTTAGTTGCTCCTGTTGTTCTAGCAGGCCCGAGAGTTCCTGTGCAATGTGGTTTAAAGCAGCTATTTCACCCATCAGGTGTTGATACTGCTCCATCGATTTAACTTGGTTGTTTTCCAACAACTCTAAAACTTGAGTTCTTCTCTCCTTTATTAGCCTTTGAATAAACTGAACCAGTTGTAATACGTCCAAGATGCGCTCCGTCTTAGATTATCGTATCTATATACCATTTTGTTATATACGATGCAAGCTAATACGTCCACATCACTGGAGTTGTGACTCTCATGTCTACGTGAACAAACGTTTTTGCAACACCTATTCCTGTAAAACCTACAAGAAAAGCTTCTTCTACGATCTTTCGGCGCTGAACCCCATTAGCTACAGCAATATCAGCGGCTAATCCTGTTGTATGAATCCCAGGTTTTTCCTTAATTTTTTCAACGCTATGTGTAGGGGCCCTATAACCAGATGTAACTGTAAAGGGGAAGTTGCAACGCTCTCGCAACTCGTCCAGTTGCCCCACAAAACCTGTGTCTATAAAATTGTTGCCCGTCTCTGAACAAGCAAATTCATCTAAACTAAAATATTTGTAGTTCACTCTTTTTTGCCTTGACCTAAAAACAGACCAAAAACGGCTGTCATGGCTCCAGTACACACGGAAACCAAACCGGCCTGCTCAAAAGTAGGGTCAGAAAGTGTTGTAAACCAGTGAATCACGTCCCACGTCGCCCAAGCCATCATCAAAACAAGCACACGGGGTACAACGCGCCACTTGTCAAATGTCTCTGGCGTCATTTTTCACGCGCTATATTTTTAGTTTTTTCAAACGTCCTTAAACCACCCAACCCAAGCATTCCCAAAAGCACGGTTAGAAGGCTTTCCATTTCAAAGGCAGGTAGTTCAGGGGCATCCACACCAGATACCGCAATCCCAAAAACAACGAGAGGCTGGCCAACAAAGTGCCAAGCCAGAGCAACGCCGCAAGTCCACCCAACAAATGGCCTCCAGCCCGCGACAAACATTGATTTATGTGCCGCTTCAGCCTTATTGATTTCCAACTGGCCCTTGGCAAGCTCCTGTGCGTGTCGTTCAGACATGGTTGCAATTTCATGAGCAAGCCTCGCCTTCTCATCAGCATCCGGAATGAATTTATCTAAAAGTCCAGTTACCGGACCAATAAGTGCCTGTAGCATTAAAAAAGAGCCCCGCCTCCACTCTGTGCCGTGTTTGTCATCGGCGCACCCGCATCCGTACGGAAAAGGGCACCTTGGTTTGGATCTGTTGGCTGCACCGCCGGGGCGGACATGCCGCCGCCTTGAAGGGCCGCGATAGAGAAGCCGTCTCCAGCAGGGATTATTTCACCAGACGCCAGTCTTGTTTGCCTGTTAATCATAGGTTGCTGCGGCATGGGCGTAAAGCCGGTCATAGGCATCGGGTTAAAGCCACCACCAAAACCTCGGCCATACGGCATCATTTGAGGCTGAAATCTTTGGCCGCCAAAGCCACCACCGAAGCCACCACCAAAGGGCCTAGAAAGATACTGAGGTGGCGGCATTACGCGGGGATCAAATGGCCTAGAAATAGGAAGTCCTCCATACGGGTTGGGCCGTGGACCCCCTGTCATGGGCGGGGGCATTTGACCGAATTTTTGGTTAAATTGGCTAAAACGGTCCATCCCCATGCTGTACTGTTCTGGCGTCATTTGAGCTAATTGATTAAACATGCCAAAACCGCCGCCCATCGAAGGACCAAATTGCTGTCGGAATTGGCCAAAACGGTCCATCCCCATGCTGTACTGCTCTGGGCTCATTTGAGCTAATTGATTGAAAAATCCTCCAATTCCACCAAACTGGTTGCCGCCAAATGGTCTTGGCGGTTGTGAAATTGGCGGCGGAGTGGGACCCCCCGTCATAGGGGGTGGAGGAGGACTCGGAGTCGGAAAAATGTCTGGTTTAGGTGTGGGGAAAGGTATTTGCGGCCTGATTCCCCCGGAATTTTCATAAACCTCAACAAGACCAGCAGCCGGGTTTGGCCGACCCGTAGCCATGTCTGTTCCGGGGGCGGCCATGCGGCTCAACTGCTGATTAACTGGACTTCTGCCGCGAGCAAGTTCCACTTGTGCTTGTTGCATAGCCCTTATGTCTGGTCGTATAGAACTAGCAAAAGGAGATGCCTGATTCATGCCCCCAATACCGAGTCCAGAAAGTTGCCCTTGAAGCTGAGATAGCGATTGCATGGGCCCCTGTAATGATCCGGGAGCCGCGGGCATACCCCTAATCCCCTGCCCCAAAAGATTTGAAAAAGGACTTCGGCTAGGCGAATCATATAGATCATAGAGCGCAGGGTTGTCTGAAGCTATAAGCATTTTGTCACCTACGCGCTAGTAAAACGCGAGCCACGTAATGCGGCACCCATGCCTCGCTTTGTGCCCGTGGTTACTTTGGCAAACATCGTATCCGGAGTTTTTTCTTCCTTGGCCGAAGCATACGGAATCGAACCCTGCCCTTGAATGTCTGCCTTATTCACAGGGGCCGGTGGGTTTTTTGGTGGAGCGCCATTTACTTTGACAGTCATCTCACTCTCCTTTTTTTAACAATTCACGTTGCAGAGCGGCATCAATACGTGCCTGCGTCTGACGCTCTTGACTAGCAAGCCTCTGCTGGAACTCAGTAGCCTTATTTTGCATACGTTGCTGGTCCAGTTGCAACTCCGCTTGATCCATCTGAGCATCCTGCTGCATTTTCTGCTGATCCATCTGAAGCTCTTGTTGTTTTAATTGTATCAAAGGATCCGGACCTTGTTGATTTTGACCGCTTACCTCTGCGGCAATCTGTTTCAACTTTTGGAACTCCTGCGCGTTAATCTGCGCGATCATAGACTCCAATTGAAGCTCTAGCTCAGGCGTTAAGGGTTGACCTCCCGTCTGCTGTAGCATTTGCGCCATGGCTGTTTCTTGTGATTTCAGCTTTACATGCTCAATGACATGCTTCTGCAAAGCCAACCCTACTGGCGGCAACTGTTGCAACATAGGCGACGATGCAAAAGTCAGGTGTGTGCGAATGTGAGCGTCGTGATCTTGACCCTCAAACGCTTTCATTTGAACCATGTCCATAGAATCCATGTTTTCCTGCGCCGGATCTTTCGGGATCGGATCATCAGAAGAAGGAGCTATAAGTAATTTGTCTATGTCATTGATCCCTAACGCTTCGTACATGCGACGATAAGCTTCGTGCAAGTCATGAAGCTGTGGCGCTTGCTGGGCCATCTCAAGCTGAGACTGCGCCATCGCAATACGCTGGGCCTGAGAGAATGTATTCGGATTAGACACCGGAACCACATCCACACGATCATCAAAGTCTTCTCGCATGATCGTGCGGTCACCACCAGATACAGCGTATGGATACTCCTGGGGCAAATACTCAGACATTACCCGAGCCAAGAGCTTAAACTCCTGCTTCATGCTGTAGTGCATACGCTTATGCACAGCACTCATGACCCGTGATCCCTGTTCCAACAACGCTACCGTAGTGCCCACAGGAGCCTGTTGGTTGCCATCCCCTACCTTCATGTCGGTTATGGTGGCAAAACGCCGTCCTGCCTCCACCACGAAGCCCAGAAGCTGCATCAGGGTGCCGTCTGGCCCCTTGAAGGGTAAAGGCATCAAAGAGTCACGGATCGCGCCACCCGGTGCGTCTACGTCTCTAAACTCACCCGGTTGCAAGGGCTCTTCATCATCACGTACCCGCAGACCTCTAGCCTTGAAACCCGCAGGTAAGTTGGACAAGGTGCCCGCGTCAATAAGCTGACGCAAAGCCGCAGTGGCTGTTCTGGACAAACCACCAATCGTGTGGATCAAACCAAGGCCATAAAACCCAAAACCCGGTAAAAACTTGTAGTGAACAAAATATTGTATCTTTTTCTTACGGTCATCATCTTCTTTGAAGTTGCGTCTAATTGACAGTATCTGACCGTTATCTTCGCTTATCGTGACGATATACGGAACTTTAATGCCCGTTGGCTCGCCATCTTCCCCCATGTCTTCAAAACCAGACAAATCCAAATTGACGTGGCACTCCAAAAGAGTGCAGTCATAATCCAAATTACTGGGCTCCATACCCTCTAACTTGTCCAACTCACCTGAAATCTGACCATCGTCAGACTGAGATGGAATAACAGAGATGTCTCTATAGAACCCCATGACCTGTCTAATACGCAGATCATTCAAGGACATCTTGACAACCTGCGTGATGTTTTCACACGAATCAAGGTCCGTGGCCCCATAGGGCACCACAATGTCTTCCGCCGGGACAAACTTGCTTACCGCCCGATCAATTGCCTCATCAAAGTACACTTTCTTGAAAGTAGACCCTGCCAAAGGCAAGTAAAACAACATCTGATCAAACTCAGGCGTGTATTCGTCCATCACGTTCGTGATGTAGTAGTTCATGAACTCTTTGACACGAAAGGCCTGCGCCTCATTGCTCTTGGTCTTTTCTCCCACAACATGAGTGCGAACAGGACCAGAAGGCGGCAAAAGCTCGTTGAACGCCTGCGCCTGAAACTGCGTGGCAGCCTCTGCAAGCAATGGGTGTGTCACACCCGTAGCGCCACGAAAAGGCATCGTGCGCTCTTCGTAGTTGTAGCCCAAAAGCTCCAAGCCCTTGGAATAAGCGTCCTCCCACTCAGAACGAGAGGATTTGTTAGACTCAAAGTCCTCCAGTAGCTTAGAAGAAAGGGCTCCAAGCTCCCGGTCATCTAACTCTTCCGCTAGGTTTCCATAAAAATCGCCGCTGCTCAGTCCCATCATCGCCATGGGATCAAGGTCAACGATGACACCCCCATCATCCTGGGGCTCAATCTCTATGCCTTCCGGCAAAATATCGTTAACAGAACCCACAAAAGTGCCGGGAGCCGCGATCTCTATATCAAGCTCCATCTCGGCTTCTTCTACTTCAGGCGCTGTTGTGCTGTCCATCAAGGACGAAAGAAGTGCTTTATCGTCACCGTTTGCCATAAGTAACCCTTATGTTTCCGGCACTATAGTATCACGGGGTACAGCTTACTGTAGAAGTGCCGTCTGCATTATTTGTAACGGTACAGGTGAGCTGTGGAACACTGTCCATAATGTTTTGGATGGCCGCAGTATAATCCGTCCAGACTGTGCTCATAAGGTCATTGTTACCTTGATCCATGGTCAGGATAGTGTCAAACCCGTCTATTGCAACGTTTGACACGCCCGTTATACCCGCCGTACCCAAGGTGGTTGTAGCGTCTAGACCCGCTACACCTAATGAAGTTGTAGCATCTAAACCCGCAGTTCCAAGGTCCACCAATCCATTCACAGCAGTATTAGAAATAGAAACATTGGACTCAAACCCGGCAGAACCCAAGGCCCCAAGCTCTGTCATACCTGTGGTGCCCAAGGTCACCAGACCATCAATAAACCCAGAATAATCCACGTTGCCCGCAGCGTTCATACCCGCGACTGCAACATCGCCCGTAATTTGATTGGCATCAACAAAAGCACCGTACAGGGCTTGGTTAGATTGCGAGGTGGCCGCTACACGAGCCAGACTCACATCCGCATTGTACTTAGCCATAGTCTTAGCTGAGTCCGATTGCATCCACATCATGCCCAAACTTGTGACCGGTGTGGCCAAAATAGAAGCCCACTGGAGAGCCTGAGATTGTTGAGGGACGGGAGTCACAGAAGGGGTTTGTGTCAACGCCAAAGCCATGACCGCGGCACTTGCGGCCTGCCCATCGCCCGCTGAAGCAATCGCAGAAAGAGCGTCAAACTTGGCTTGTGCTGCCGTTGCGTTGGCTTGTGCTGCCGCTTGAACAGCTTCGTAGTATTCAGTGTTTACAGAAGAACAACCCGTCACCGCTACCGCACACAACAAACCCACGACACCCTTCATGCTTATCTCCTCATGTGTGAAATGTACGAGCCAACCCCGCGTTTTATAGAGGGTATCTTATACATGTTTCTCGCTACTGGAGCAAGGCTGCCTACGCCGCCGCCTGCGGCCATGCCCTCCGGTTCAGGCCCTTGCTGACCTATCTTTAAGTAAGGCCGACGATAAATAGGGTCTATCGGATATATCATCTCTTCCGGTCTAAATTCTGCCGTGTCGGGAGGATACTTTTCACGCAGTTCAGGATCAGATCGTCGGGCTTGAACGTTTCGGGCTTCAACTTCTCCCGGAGTTTTTTCGTATTGTCTTGATGCCCGTCTACTTATTTCTAATAAATCAAAATATTCTTTTTCGGCTTTTGTGTGTAAAGGTAATAAAGGACGAAGTTTTTCTACTGTTTCTAAAAGAGCGTCTATATCGTTATCAAATGTTTCCATCACTCTATCTAAATCAAAAGGGTTGTATCCTTCTTTCCTAGAACCTCCCAGCTTTTTTTGTATGTTGTCTCTTAATTCTACTTTTCGTCTTCTATCTGTTATTTCAGACAACTCTTGTACGTCCCGTAATATATCGGGGACGTTCTTTTTTTCTTGTAAAAGCTTGTGAATTAAACCCAATTGACTTGCGGTTCCGTAGGGCAACTCACTAGAACTTTTGCCCAAACGATCCGTTACTGTTTTCTCAATTTCGTCTTCCAGCGTCCTTTTTCGTTTGCTAACTTCGGGTTCAATTTCTTTATAAACTTTTGTTAAAAAAGTGTCTGGACTAGCTCCCGCTAGAAAAGCTTCCTCAGTTTGAATAGCATGTTGTAACTCATGAAGGGCTGTGGATAACACTTCTTCTTTGTTTTTGTCTGTTCTCAAATACATTATTTTCAGTTTTGGGTCATACGCTCCTCTTGTAAACATAGCCAAAACTGGCGTTGGTCTTACTTTAATTTGACGAAACTGAGGATATGCCTCAAAAATTTCAGGAAAATCTAAAACTTCATCCAAAGTCATATCTTTTCTTCGGCTAGGGCCGTAATAAGTTCCCTTTAAAAGCCTATTCTCGTCTTTTGGAACGGTTGCTTTTATGTCAGCTTTTGAGGTGTCAAATTCAATCCTAAACTGACCATCCGAAGGGTCATAATAACCTCGGTAAAGTTGTCCTTTTTGGGCATCCCACAACTCTTGGCCGTCTAATCCTTTTTCAATTAAAGAATCTACCTTCTTTTGTAACTTTTTCGCGCCTTTTGCTTTAGAACCTCCAAAAAACCGCCCAAAAATTTTACTGAAAAGAGTGGGTTTAAAGCTTGGTATTTTAGCTCCGGTTCCACCTAACATGCCAAAAACGGTGCCCGCTTGGTCGCCTGCTCTGGCAATGCTGGCGGCTGTTCCGGGCGCGTTGAGTAAAGGTGTCATCAGCAGGGCTTCAGAGGCTGTAACGGTACCCCCGCTTACAGGGTCATACACTTCATCTTGACCAGACATGGCCGCTTGAGCAGAAAGTTGGAGCCTACGAGATATTTCTTCTGGAAGACCGGGAAGAGAAGCAAGGCCCTCCATAAGGGCCTGCCGGGCTTCTGGATCACGGGCAAGACCCTTAAAATTCAGGAAAGCCTGCACCGCCTCGGGTACAGCAAACTCCGGCTCGCCATATTTTCCGGGCGTTATTGATTTATCTACATATAATTTTCCATCCGAACCGACATAAGCGTCCGAAAAAATTTCTTGGTACGGCTCTATGACTTCTCTACGAACAGGCAGCAAAGGGTTTAAAAGTTGACCAATACCCGACGCCTCCGGACCCAAACCATATAAATATTCAGGGTCCACAGAACCGCCCTCAGAATATTGACCGGCTTTCATCGCAGTAGCGTGTCTTTGAGTAGGGTCACGGAAGAAACCGCCTTCAGATAAAACAGCGCCTGTTTTATTTGGACCTACATTACCTGTGCCTGTTGGGGGCTTTATGTTTTGACGAAAGTAATCAAGGATATGTTGAGAAACAGGTTTACCCGTCGAACGCTCTACTATTTCAGGCCCTACCAGCGAAAGAATCCCTAACGGTGTAGGGTTTTTTATAAGATTTACTAAACTCCCAAGTTTACCCGCTTTTTGTAAGGCATCTAGTGCCTCAAAAAAACTCTCAGGGTTTTCAATAACGGCCATTTTAGCCCGCCATGGGCATGATGCCCTGTTGCATCGTGGGCGGTGGTCCGGGCGGCATGGGCGGTGGTCCGGGCGGCATACCCTGGGGTGGCATGCCGGGTGGACCTTGAGGGGGCATCATTTGTTGTTGTTGCTGCTGCATCTGCTGCTGTGCAAGCATTTGCAAATTACGTTGCAATGCCGCCTTGCTGCGGTCTCTATTCAAAAAAGTCTCAATGCCTTGGCCCGTAGGCATATCCATACCATTCATGGCCAATGATACAATGCCGCCGCTGGCCATTTTTTGCGTATCATCATCCGGCGGTAACATTCCTACATCACTGTCATCAGCAGGCGGTGGAGGCGGCGTACTTGACCTGTACAAGTCCGGCATCTCATCTGTGCGGAGCAAAGTATCTTCAGCCGTGTAAAAAACGCTTTCGCCACCGGCTCTGCCAGACGGGGCTTGACCTATGAAAACCGGGCGGCCTGAATAAGTTATGCCCGGTGGGGGCGGGTTATCGGGACTATATGGGAACTCAGGGTTGAGTCCACCACCGCCGGGACCGCCGGGAAAATTAGGGTTAGCAAATATCCCACCTACTGGGATAGATGCGTTTTTCATAAACGGGTTCAAGACACCCTGTAGACGCATAAAACGCTGAAAATTTACGTCGCTTAAATTTTTAAAATTTTCTTCTTTATTAAAATCATACCCTCTAGTGGGGTCGTTAAAACGCCGTACCAACCAATTATTGGTGCTGTTTTGAAAATGCTCATTAAACCAACGCGCATCCCCATCACTAATTAAACCGGCTGCGCCCAGAGCGTTTACAAATTGAAGGTTAGTGGTGTCATCGTTAAAAAATACGCGGCCATCTCTAATAGTTGTGTAAGGAAACGGGTTTTGTCCAGAAGAACCGGGAAGACCTCCATAATAACCTCCCATTCCAGGAAGACCTATAAAAACGCCCGGACCGGAGGCTCCTGTTTGATTTTGAGAATTTTGCATATCAAAAATACCCGTTAAATAAAGTACCTACGCCTGTGGAGGCTACTTTGGATACCGCACCGCCTTCAGCAAAACCGGGCGTTGATTGGTAGTTTTTGTCTTTTACGTCGTAAGAATAAACTTTTCCACCCTCCACAAAATACATCTTGTCGCCAATCCTTTGGCTGGTGTAAATGGGCTCACGTGATCTTTTATCACGCCCTCTTTCATCTTTCTGGTCGCCTATGCCAAGTAAAGCCGCTTGCTGTTTTTGCGCATCATTGTATTTGTTAGGGTCCACTCCATAAAACGGGTCTGACGTGTCCCTCCCTGCGATGACTCTCTCATCGTCAATGTTTTGGTAAATAGAACCTCGCTCGGGATCGTAAACAGCGCCTTGGCCATACTTGCCCTCTATACCGGACAACAGACGATTAAACTCCTCTGCGCTGACCTCTTGTCTAGATCCAGCAAGAACATCCATGCCGTAAAATTTTTGCCGTCTACTGTGCATGAACGGATCATATTCTTTCATCCTAGCCGCGCTCACATAGCCGGTGGGTGCAGATGGTGGTGGTGAGGATGGTGGTGGTGAGGATGGTGGTGGTGAGGATGGCGGCGGCTCTCCATTCGTATCTGGACCACCTGTATCTGGACCACCTGTATCTGGACCACCGGGAACACCCACAACCGGATCATCTGTATCGGGTAAAGAAGTGATCGGGCCGGGAGGAGTAAACACTCCAGGAGGGCCGGAAGGGCCGAGATTTGGACCCGGATCAATGTAAGTGCCGGGGTTCGTGATGGAAGGTGTACCTAAAGGCGGCTGATATCCGTATTGCAACATCACCTCAGAGGCATACGGGTTAAACAACCCATATATCATGTCCTGCACACCCGCAGGCACATATTGATAATCGGGGTTGTAGTAAGGGTCACCGCCGTTTGCAAGTCGTTTCGGATTCATAACTTACCCGTAGTATTGCTGGATTTGCGTGGAACCATTGTCATCGTCCCAATAGTCTGAAGGCAACTGAATGAAG